GCGTCCGGCGAGTGAAACGAGCGCAGGTTGAGCGAGATGGTTGGGCGCGATGCCCGGAAAGGACACGATGAGTCACAGGTTTTCGGTCGAATACGAGTGCCCCCCGATGGACTGGGATGTGATGACCGAAGAGACATTCTTCAAATCTCACTGGCGAAAGATCAAACGTGTTCTTCGCTACTGCAAGAAGCACAAGTTGAGATACGAAATCACGCGATGGCGATAGTGCCCAACGCCCCGAGCTAACCCGGCGCCGCAGGCGTCCGGCGAGTGAAACGAGCGCAGGTTGAGCGAGATGGTTAGCCAGCCGCCGACTGAAAATCGAAGGAGAAAAATGCGTGAGCTACACCTTTTTGCTGGAATCGGGGGAGGAATCCTCGGTCGAATCCTGGGAGGAAATGTCTGCGTTGGCGCCGTCGAGTTGGACTCGCACTGTCGCCAGGTCCTGCTCCAGCGCCAACGAGACGAGGCCCTGCCATGGTTCCCCATCTGGGATGACGTGCGAACCTTCGACGGAATACCTTGGCGTGGACGGGTTGACATCGTGGCGGGAGGATTCCCTTGCACTGACATCTCATCCGCAGGCAACAGGGCCGGACTCGAAGGCGAACACTCCGGCCTCTGGCGGGAAATGGCACGAATCATTCGCCAGGTGGGACCACATTTCGTGTTCGTGGAGAACACCGTTGACCTCCCTGTTCGGGGACTCGACGGCGTTCTCGGGGATCTGGCCGCGCTGGGGTTCGATGCGGAATGGGGTTGTTTCAGCGCGGACCAGGTTGGCGCTCCCCATCGTAGAAAACGCACTTGGATTGTTGCCCACACTGCTGGCTGCCGATGCGAAGCAACCCGGCAAGCATCATGGGAAGAGCCGATCTCTGTCGGACCTTCTTGGTGGGCCGTTGAACCCGCGGTGGTGCGAGTGGTTCGTGGGTATCCCCGCGGGATGGGCGAGCGTGTTGCCCTTGGGAACATCCAGATTCCAGCGGTGGCTCATCTTGCATTTGAAAGGCTCACGGGCCGCCTGATGAAGGCTGGCTAACGGAAAGCTAACCCGGGCCGGCAGGCGCAGCCTGACGGGTCCGACGAGCGAAGCGAGTGAAGGTTGAGCGGAGGGTTAGGCGTGATCATGCCAACCAGATTTGAAAATGGCCTGACGGTTCGAGAGTTGAAAGAACTCGTCAAGGATTGGCCGGAAGAAAACGAAGAGGGAGAGCTTTGCGAGGTGTGGCTTGGGGATGGGCGTGGCCTGTCGAATCAAGTCCGCGAGGTGTCGCCACTCAACCTCAGAACCACCGACAGCAGCACCTATGCGGATTTGATGCTGTCGCACGACGGCTAACTTCGGAGTTCAGCAGGCGCCGCAGGCGTCCGGTTGGAACGACCTGTTGGGCCGCGAATCGAAACCAATTGAAGGAGAAAACATGAAGGCCACATTGAAGGTGTCACTCAAACCCTTCCAAGTTCCTAATTTTGTCCTTCTGGAACTAGGCGCGAAGCCCAGGCAGGAGGGTTTCGACCCCAATGGTTCCAGGGTTCCCCTGTCGGATTTGGAGCCCGAGGATCTGGACCGCCTGTGCGAAGAGTTCAGAAACACTGTTTTCAACAAAGCAGGGAAAAAACAACCGCCCACCGTCGCGCCGGTTTGCGCCAGGTGCGGAAAGAGCTTCTAGCGAGCGGCCCAACTTTCGAGCTAACCCGGACCAAGCGCAGTTTGGGTCCGGCGTTGAGCGAGCCGGTTAGGCCCCACCACAACGAAAGGAGAGAGATGCGCATGGAGCAGCAATGGCTTGTTGTGAGATTCCCGAACGGGGGTTGGAGTTCAGGCGGAAGCAAACAGGACTACAAAGATGTTGACGGCTGTGAGTTCTTCTATGTTTGGGCAACCGAGAGGACCAAGGCGGTCAAGAAGGCCCAAGCGAAGCGTTCTCGGGACAACCGAAAAAGCAGAATCACGGCCTAACTTTCGAGCTAACCGGCCCCGCCGGAAAGGAGAACGAGCGATGAGCGGAGTTTGCAATGATTGCCATAACCACCCCTGCGTGTGCGGGATGGATGCAGGCGGGGTCCGTGTTGAGCGACCAGTTGAGCGCACCTATGGGGGTGTGACCCTGGAAGAAATTAAGCAATCACCCAGGGCCTTCGGGGAAGTCTCGGTGGTCGAGGGTTTGTGTGCCCACATCGCGGAGATGGAGGCGGCATTTAACGATTGGCAGTTCGATCTCGCAGATGGTGCGGACCACCGCTACCAGATGAGGGTTCACCAAATCAGCAAGACGATGTAGCGCCCAACTTTCGAGCTAACCGGACCGGGCGCTTGCGCACGGGTCCGGGTTGAGCGAGCTGGTTGGACGCCCAATGAAAAAGGAAATTGGTATGATGAAAGCACGGCTGAAGCGTGGGAGGAGGGGTTGGCGGGCAGGCAACGCTGGCACCTCCGCCAAAATGAACGACCAGCGCCAGGCTCCTGCACTTGAACAGATGAAGCCCGGTGAAGGGGGACGGCGGGTGGGCAACGCCGGCATCTCCACCGTATTGCGCGAGCTGGGCCAGTCTCCCACACCTGAAATGAAGCACTCGCTCCAATCCCAAGGGGCGTGCGTGAGCGTGTACGCGCCCAACTTCGGAGCTAGCTCGGCCCGATAGGGTCCGACGCTGAGCGACTGGTTATGCCGCGTGCAACGGGAAAATCGAAGGAGATAGCATGACGAAAACTCTGATTGACCACGCCGTAGATCGTTTCCTTGGTTGGAAACTGCCCAAGGACTTCAACCCCGACTGTGGGATCACTTTCGATCCCGAGAAGCTGAAGCCGTGGCCGGGCCTGTGGCCTGTTGGCACGAACCTCCTGACAGCGATCCAGGCCAAGGTGATGCTGGAGCACGCCCTGAATGGCCTGGTCGGATGGCAGCCCATCGAAACCGCGCCCACTGACGGGACTGTGATCGACCTCTATGTGGACTGGGCCGAGAGCCGCGAACTTGACTGCCACTGGGATGGGACTCGCTGGGTGAATTGGGGCCGCGACGGGTTCGAGTCTCCTGGGTGGGAAGAGGTTCACCAGCCCAGCCACTGGATGCCCCGACCCGCTGGGCCAGCGGCATAACGAATGAAGCTAACCGGCCCCGGAGCGTAGCGCAGGGGTCCAGCGAGCGAAACGAGCGAGGTTCAGCGGCAGGTTGGGCAGCGCGACAAGGAGGGCACGGTGTTGAAACCAAGTGAAATCTGGAAGTTGATCTGGACGAACCGGAAGATGCGGCGCGCCCTGAAGTCGAAACGGTTTTGGAAGCGCGACTAGCGCCCAACTTTGTATTAGACGAACTCGGACGCCCCCTCCCAGTTCGCCTAATCAGTCTTTTTTGAACGTAAATGCTGCAAATCCCCTGGGACTCCATCATGCGAATGCGTACTAAAAATCGGCGGATCGAGGTGGGACGGTGACCACCCACTTCCTTAAGACCTGGCCCGAGCCGTTCAATGCCTCGCTGGGCGGCCTGAAGCCCTTCGAGATCCGCGTGGATGACCGCGGCTTCGCAGCTGGGGACACGCTCTGCCTCCAGGAGTGGGATCCCTTCAGCCGCTCCTACACAGGCCGGGAGCTCCTGCGGCGCACCACCTGCGTGATCCGCTCGGCGGGGCCGCTGGCCCTCCCCGATGGCCTGGTGGTGCTGGGGGTGGAGGACGCCACCCTGGCGGCCGAGCAGGCCCGCCTGGGGGCCCTGCTGCACCAGGTGGCCGAGCTGCTGGGTGTGAAGCCGGTCTTCGGTGCCGTCGAGGAGGAAGCCCTCCTGGCGGCGGCCCGGGGCGTCAAGGAGGCTCGGGAGGCTGAGGCTCGGGTGGTTGAGCAGTTCTGTGAATTCGAGGGGGTGTGATGGATACCCAGAAAAGCCCTTCTCCTTTCGCCATGGTGGTTCACACGATCCAGCGCCTCGTGGCCAAGCAACTCGTCCTCTCGGTTCTTGAGCAGCTGGCCTATCCCAAATGGCCACAGCGCACGCCTCGCAAGCTCAAAAAGGCGGCCAGGAGCGCTCTGCCCATGGCGCGGGCCCGTTTCGAGGCCGCCAAAAGAGAAGAGGCTGAGCGTCTGGCCCTCATCGACGGGAGGGCGTGATGGCTCGGCCTGGTGCCACTGGACACCGCAAGTTCGTCCGGCTGAAGTTCCTGCTGGGCTGCGCACCCCTCGCCCTCGGGTGCCTGGAACTCATCTGGGAGAAGTGCTGCATCAACGGGGATGACTACCTGGGTGACTCAACCAGCGTCGAGGCACTGGCGGAGTGGCCCGGGAAGCCTGGGGAGCTGTGCCAGGCCCTTCTGAATGCTGGGGGTGAGGGGGAGTCCGGCTACATCGAAGAGGTCCCGGGCCGCCCGGGCCTCTACCGCTGCCATGACTTCTACGACCATGCCCCCCGCTACGTGGCCACCCGGATGCTTCGGGAGGCCGATCGCCGGGCCAAGGGGCAGACCCTTTCGGCCATCCGGGCCGAGGCCGGGAGCAAGGGCGGCAAGCAAACGAGCAGCAAACGAGCAGCAAACGAGCAGCAAACGAGCAGCAAAAAGCAGCAAGTGAACGTCACTCCCGCACCCGCACCCGCACCCGCACCCTTAAAAGCTTGCGCGGAGCCGGGCAAGTCCGACTCCACGCCGGTGGTGCTGGAGTTGCCCTGCGCTGGGTCTGATGGGAAATCCTGGCCGGTCACGGAGGGGATGCTGCGCCAGTGGGGTGAGGCCTTCCCCGGGGTGGACCCCATGACTGAAGCCAGGAAGATGCTCCTCTGGCTGCAGGTGAACGACAAGCGGCGGAAGACCGCCAGGGGTATGGGCCGCTTCGTCATGGGATGGCTGGAGAAGGCCCAGAACAGCCACGGCGGCTCCCGGGCCAGCCCGCCGAGGGTGCTGCCGCTGCGCCCAGGCGGCGCGCCCTCCGCCTCCTTCGCCATCCCGAAACTGCTGCGCACAGGTGATCCGACATGACCAAGCCTCAGTTCCACCCCCGCACCTTGGCCCTGCTGGAGAAGGCGGGCCTTGCCCCCGCGGAGATCGGCGCCCTGGCCCACCGGCCGCTGATGGAGGTGCCACCGCAGCCCAGGGGCTTCGGCCTGGTGGGCCCGCCCGGGACCGGCAAGACCTGGACCGTGGCGCACTACGTGGCCCGGTACGTCGAGGAGATCGTGCGGCGGCAGCCGGACCCGAACCGGGCCGAACTGCTGTGGGTGGATGGCGACATCGCCAGGGACGCCCGGCTGGCCTGGGTGAACTGGCACGACCAGGTGGAGGATCTGCACCGGCGGCGCTTCGATGATGTCTGGGTCGCCCGCTTCACGGCCTGGTGGGAGGACATCCCCATGCTGGTGCTGGATGACCTGGGCCGGGAGCGCTTCGAGGGTGCGAAGGACCCGGCGCGGGCCGTGCTGGAGCAGGTGCTGGACACCCGCTACCGCCAGCGCCGCCCGGTGATCTGGACGAGCAACCTGGAATCCAAGGAAGCGCTGGAGGGCTTCTACCACCACGCCCTGGTGAGCCGGATCCTCGGCACCTGGCCGCCCATGGCCACCGAGGGTGAAGATATGCGGCTGCTGCCGATGGCGAGCGGGGGTGAGGCTTGAGCAATGTGAACTGGAACACCTGGGGTTCATCCACCGACCTGGCCCAGGTGCCGGGCCTGCGGGAGACGATCCACCGCGCCCAGATCCGCCCCCTGCTGGACCCGCGCGAGGCCGAGAACCTCAAGCGCACGATCATGGAGACCTTCGCCGAGGTGCTAGAGATCTACCTCAACGACAACGAGCTGCGCTGGCGGATGGAGATGGTGAGTCGCACCTTCCCGGCGCTGCCCATGCAGGCGGTTTTCCGGGCCATCGAGATCGAGGTCGGGGTGAACGCCGCCTACCTGAAGAAACTCTGGTACGGCAACCGCAGGAAGGCGGCCGTGCAGGCGGTGGTGACCAGGAAGCTGCGGGAGAGGAAACCATGATCTGGCTTGGCTGGGAGGCCAGGGGCCTCATGGAGAAGTTGAAGAACATCAGGGCCAAGGGGCTCAAATACGCCGCCAACATGGCTGTCCAGTGGACGGCGAAGGATGCCAGGGTGGCCGTCCAGGCCGAAATCGATGAGAAGGTCGATCGGCCGACGCCCCTGACAAAGCGGGCAGCGCGCACCATGCCGGTGCCTGAATCGAAGGGGGCCGAGGCGTGGGTCTACATCCAGGACGAGGCCTCCAAGGGAACCCCGCCCTCGAAGTACCTGCGCGCCATGTTCACCGGCGGGTATCGCGCGAACAAGCGCTCGGAGAACCTGCTGCGGGCCAAGAACATCCTGCCTCCGGGCTGGCAGATCGAGCCCGGTGACGACGCGCCCCTCGACCAGTACGGCAACCTCCGCGGCGGTGGCGCCCGCATGGTGCAGATCCTCTCGGGCCTGAAGGCGTTCCGGGAGATCGGCCACCAGATGAACCGCACCAACGCGAGTATGGCCAGGGCGGCGGCCTCCAAGAGGCCTCAGGCCGAGTTCTTCGTGCTCTACAGCGTGAAGACCAAGACCCCGCTGGGAGTCTATACCCGTAAGGGACGCGGACAGAAGCAGGTGGCCCAGATCCTGAAGTTCACCCCCAAACGAGCGCGCTACGCCAAGACCCTGAACTTCAAGGAAACAATCGACCGGGTGTTCCATGAGCGGTTCGAGATCCACTTCCAGGAGGCCCTGCGCCGGATGATCGCCAAGGTGAAGTCATGGTGACCGAGCGGCGCTACCGCTGTGGCCCAGTGACCATGTTCCCCAGGGGGAGCTTCTGGTACTTTGAATTTCAGATCGCCAAGCAGCGCTGGACTCGCACCACCAAGGAGCCACTCCGCAACTCGGCGAAGGCCGAGCGGGTGGCGCTGGATAAATACGAGAAGGCCCTCATGCGGTCGCGTGGGGAGGAGCCCGAACCCACCCTGGGGGAGGCCTTCGTGCAATGGGTGAATCACCCTGACCACGTGCTGTCGAAGAGCGCCAGCCACCTGGCCAACATGGAACGCTGCGGCAGGCTGCACCTGGGGCACTTGGCCGCCCTCAAGCTCACCGGGTTGACGAACAAGGAGCTACAAGATGAGCGCGGGGTCTTCCTGAAGACCCACGCCATCTCCATGGCCAATCAGTGGCTGACCTACATCCGCATCATCTGCAAGTGGGCCATCGGCCGCGGCATGATCCGGGCCATGCCCTTCACCCTGAAGGAACTGAAGCCGAAGAAGCGCCCGAAGTTGCTCATCCCGACCGCCAAGGCCGAGGATTGGCTGGCCGAGGTGGACGCGCTCACCGAGCATGAGCCGAGTATCGGCATGGTGCTACGCCTGATGATCGGCCTGGGATTGAGGGGTGGTGAAGCGAGGGCCGCCCGCTGGGAATGGGTGGATCTGGAACGCGAGGTCTACACCGTGGGCGAGACGAAGAGCCAGGAACCTAGGGTTGTGCCCATCCCACCTTGGATTCTTGAGGATCTGAAGGCCGCGGCCCAGCCCTGCGGATGGATGGCACCCACCATGGCCGGCGCGTTGGTCACACCCGGGCGGGTGAAGCGAGTCTTCGAGGCTGCCTGCCGGGCGGTCGATGTGCCGCGCCTGGTTCCCCACCGCCTTCGGGCGACCTTCGCCACGTGGATGAGTGAGAACGGGGCCAGCATCCAGGACATCCAGGCGGCCTTGGGGCATGCGGACATCCGCACCACAGCCGTCTACCTGGGTGTGGACCTGGGGCGCATTGCCCAGGCACAGAAGGGGGCAGCCTCGAAGGCTCGATTGACCAGCCGCAAAAGTGCGGCAGAGGGGGCCTGAGACATGCGCCAACAGAGGATCAGCAAACTAAGCGTGGTAGTGCTTCAGAAGAAAACGAGAAGCACCCGAGTTGAATTCCATGCCGCGTCGCGTCACATCAGTGCGTCCTCTGCCCTGGTGCTGGGTGCAACATCTGCACGGGTTAGGGATACCTCCACGGCTGCCAGGCTTCACGGGTCCTTCCCGGGGGGGTGGGCCTCGCGGGTAATTCGGACCCCGAACCGGTCAGTGCGTAGGGCTCTGTGGGCCCATTTCGCTTTGTCCATTCAACAGTAGTATCCGTTTATTGCAATAGCAGTATAAGCCCCGATCCTTTAATGACCGCCAGACCCAAGGAACCGAGCGCAACATGGCAGGGATTCAACGAATTGCAGACAGTTTTGGGCTCACCCCTCGCCGGGTCCAGCAGCTTGCGAAAGAGCCCGGTTTCCCGAAGGTTGCCCGGGGCGATTACGACGAGGTGGCCTGCCTCCGTTGGTACGTGAAGTTCCTCCAGGAGAAGCTGTCTGCCGGCACCACGCGGGCCGATGGCCAGGTCACCGGCCGCGAGCGCTACGACACAGCCAAGGCCGAGATCGCCGAGCTCGAGCTGGCCGAGAAGCGGAAGCAGATCCTGACGGTGGCGGACTACGAGCAGGCCATGACCGCCCTCATCAACCCGGCACGGCACGAGCTCCTCGCCATCGAGGCCAGGCTCCGGCCAACCATCGGTGCCGAAGCTGCAGCCAAGTGCGGATCCGAGATCAAACGCTCGCTGCGGGCCCTAGTCGAAGACGAGGTGTCGGCATGAAGAACATCGAGAAGCGCCACGCCCCCCCCTTCCACCTCGCCTCCGCCGAAGGTAAGAGCGGCGGCTTTGTGGCCTGGGCCAAGATGGGGCCGATCCTCGGGAGGGATCCGGTGGATGAGCCTGGGGCGTATGTCTGGTTCCAGTTCGGGCAGACCCGAGCGCAAGCGGAGGAGAGGCTGCTGCGCGAACTGGGGGTCTCCGCATGATCTCCTCCCACCCCACCGCCCTCCGCGAACTCGAAGAAGCCCAGACCCGCCTCCGCCACCACTGGGCGCCCCCTGCCGACATCAGCATCGAGGAATGGGCCACCACCCACCGGGTGCTCCCCTCCAACTCCGGCCGGCCTGGCCAGTGGGTGGCCGATCCCATCCAGCGGGAGATCCAAGCCAGCTGCTGCGACCCCGAAGTGCGCGAGGTCGTCTTCAAGAAGTCCACCCGCTTGGGCTGGTCCGAGATCTGCAATAACACCCTCGGCTGGGGCATCAGCCTTCACGGTATGGCCATGCTCATGCTGCAGCCCAGCCGCGACACCGCCGAGCAGTATTGCAAGGACCGCCTCGAGGAGATGATCGACTCCACTCCTGAACTGGACCGCCGCCTCCGGATGAGTACCTCGAAGGGTTCCGGAAGCACCACCCGATATAAGCGCTTCAGCAACGGAGGCAGCTTCTTTGTGGCATCCGCGGGCAACCCTCGCGAGCTCCGGTCTACCCGTGCCCGGTTCGTCATCGAGGACGAGGCCGACGGCTACAAGAACGATGTCTCCGACGAAGGCGATCCCGATAAGATCGTCCGCCGCCGCATGGACGAGTTCTTCGACGCGCGAATCCTCATCGGCAGCACCCCAGGAATGCCCTCTGGCATCTCCCGCATCGAGAAGGCCTACAACCGCAGCTCCCAGGGCATCTACCTCAATCCCTGCCCTAGCTGCAACGCCATGGAGCCCTTCCTCTGGCGGAACCCGGCCAATCCCACCGAGTACCTGCTGCGTTACGAGAAGGACAAGGACAACCAGGTCATCCCCGATAGCGTGTACTGGCTCTGCATCCGCTGCGGCCACAAGATCGAGGAACGCTGGAAGGTGCCCATGATGGAGGCCGGGCATTGGCACCACCGCCGCCCGGGTGTGACCGCCGTGAAGGGCTACCATGCCAACGGCCTCTACGCCATGTTCCTCGGCCACTGGGCCAAGCTGGCCCAGGAGTGGGTGGATGCCCAGGGCGACCAGCTGGAGCTGAAGGCCTTCATCAACCTCAACCTGGCCGAGACCTACAGCGCCCCCGGTGAATCGGTGGATCCCGATGAGACCCGCCGGCGCGCCGAGCAGGAGGACCGCCCTCGGGCCGTGGTGCCCGATGGTGTGGCCATCCTGGCCGTGCAGGTGGACGTGCAGACCGCCGCCCAAGGCCGCCTCGAGGCCCAGGTCGTCGGCTTCACCCCGGATGAGCGGGCCTACCTGGTGGATTTCCAGGTGTTCACCGGGAATCCCCAGGAGCAGAACGTCTGGGATGACCTCGACGCCTGGCTCCTCTTCGGCTGGCGCCACCAGAACGGCGCCCAGATGACCCCCCACATCGTCTTCATCGACGCTCGCGACGGCAACACGCGCGATGCGGTCTTCAACTTCTGCGCCGGCCGGGCCGACCGGTGGGTTTTCCCCCAGATGGGTGTCGAAAACCTGGCCTCGAAGGGTTGGTGTGAGGAGTCCAGCAGCCGGAAGCACACCCAGCGGGTATTCAACACCAGCACCGACGACACCAAGCGCGTCTTCTTCTCCCGCATGGCCCTGGATGCGAACGCCCCCAAGTCCATCCACATCCCGGCTTGGGCCAGCCACGAGTACCACGAGCAGCTCGGCTCCGAGAAGCGGATGCCTGTCACCGACACCAAGACCCGGAAAACCTCCTTCAAGTGGGTCCAGACCCGGGCCCGCAACGAAGCGCTCGACCTCTGGAGCTACGCCTACTCCTGCTGGTGGGCCATCACCAAGATCCTCGCCCCCCACCTCGGCGGCCCGGACGGCCGCGCCCACCTCGAGGCCCTGGCCCAGACCGCCTCTCAGGCGGTCGAGCAGGTCACCTACAACCAGCCCGGCGGCCGGCGTATCCTGAGCAACGGGGCATGGCGGTAACTTTGTCCCGCCGAAGGTTCCAAACTGGTTTCGGCTTCCGCCCGACTCTTGGGCCATGGCGACCGACCTCGAAACGGCCCAGGCGCGTCTGGATCTCTACATCCAGGCGGAAACCGCTGTCCTTTCGGGTGGCCAGGAAGGTCAGGTCGCAGGCCGGCGGTGGAAAAAGGCTGACCTGCCCGAGATCCGCGCCGCCATTAAGGAACTCGAGCGGACAGTAGCCGACCTCAAGGGCCAGGCCAGCGGGGGCAGCCGCCTCTACACCGGGGTGCCCCGGTGATCGACTCCCGGGAACTGCTGGCCGAGCTTCAGAAGGGAATCCAGCCCAACGGGCTGGACCGGTTCATCACGCGCCTCTCCCCCGGCTGGGGCCGTCGCAGGCTGGAGGATCGCGCCGCTCTCTTCGCCATGGGCGGCGGATCCTGGTCCGGCGGCCTACGGTCCGACCCCATCCTCGCCAACTGGAACCCGATGGCGGGAAGTGCTGATGACGAGCAGCGCTTCGACCGCCCCTGGCTGCTGGCCAGGTCCTCCGACCTGGAGCGCAACGACGCGCTCGCTGGTGGGGCCATCGAGGAGCAGGTCCTCAGCGTGGTCGGCACCGGCCTCAGCTTGCATCCCGAACCCGCGAAGCGCCTCCTGGACTGGTCCCAGGACCAGACCGTCGAGTGGGCCGAGGTCGTCAAGGAGCGCTTCAACCTCTTCGCCGGAGACGCCCGGGAGTGCGACTTCAACCGCCGCCGGAACTTCTACCAGGCCCAGAGTGTGGCCTTTCGGACCGTCTGCAGCCGGGGCGACCTCTACACCCTCATGCCGCGCAAGCGCCATCCCGGCACCACATGGTCGCTCAAGTTCCAGATGGTAGAGGGTGACCGCCTCCTCACCCCCCCCGGATTCAGAGACGGCCAATCCCTCACAGGGGGCGGGCAGATCTCCCAGGGCATAGAGGTCGATCAGTTCGGAGGCTTTACCAAATACTGGTTCTGCAAGCGGCACCCTGCCTCGGGCCTGCTGGGCCTCTCGCGCTCCGACTTCTTCCCCATGGATGCCTGGGATGCCGACGGCCAGCGCCAGGTGCTTCCTCTCATGCACGAAAACCGCCTCGACCTGCGCCGCGGCTACCCCCTGCTCGCCCCCGTCATCACCACCCTCAAGCAGTTGAGCCGGCTGAGCGATGCTGAACTCGCCGCGTCCGTCATCACCAGTTTCTTCGCAGTAGTCATCGAGAAAAATGGCACCGGCCCAGGCCCCCTTGGTGGGGCCCTCAAGAAGGACTCCTCCGGCCAAGGCTTCGTCAACCTCGGTCCGGCGATCGTTGCGGAAGCCAACCCTGGCGAAAAAATCATCAACGTCCAGCCCACCCGCCCCAATGCGGCCTTCGACCCCTTCTGGAAGAGCCTGCTGGGCCAGATCGCCATGCGGCTCCAGATCCCGCCCGAAGTGCTGCTGAAGAAGTTCGAGAGCAGCTACACGGCGGCCCGCGGAGCCCTGCTGCAGTACTGGAAGTTCGTCACGGTCGAGCGGGAGAACCTGCTCGCCCCGAACTTCTGTCAGCCCATCTACGAGGCCTGGATGGCTGAGGAGGTCGCCAGGGGCCGCATCAAGGCGCCCGGCTTCTTCCGCAACCCCCTCCTGCGCGCGGCCTATGTCGCCGCCAAGTGGATCGGCGACAACCCGCCCATCCTCGACCCCCTCAAGGAGGTCGTGGCCGCGCAGGAAATGCTCGACTACAACCTCACCACTGCCACCGAGCAGACCCTGCGCCTGGGCAATGGCGACTACGAGACGAACACGGACCGCCGCTCCTACGAACTCCGGCGGCAGGAGCGCGCCGGCATCGTGCTCCCCGGCAAGGCCGCACCTGCCCCGACCCCGGCCCTGCCCGCCGGCACTGATCCGACCCAGGATCCCAACGCCCCCACCCCTGCCCCCGACCAGAACGCCCGCCGGGCCATGGTCCTTCGGCTCGCCTTGAAGGACTAGGAGACCCCATGCGCATCCTCAACATCCTTTCCGCCCCCTGGGCCCTCTCCGAAGCCCGGCTCCAGGAGATCCGCGACCTCTACTACGCCCACACCCGGCGCGAGAAGCTCGACCTCAAGGCCTGGGAGGCCGCCACGGGCCGGCCTTCCGGCAGCGAGCGGCAGCCCTACCAGCTCCAGGATGGCGTGGCCGTGATCCCCATCCAGGGGGTCATCACCAAGATGGACAGCGCCTGGAACCGGATTTGCGGCATGACCTCCAGCGCGCTGGCCCAGCAGGACCTGCAGGCCGCCCTCCAGGATCCCCAGGTCCACTCCATCGTGCTCTGGATCGACAGCCCCGGCGGCATGGTGGATGGCACCCAGGAGCTGGCCCAGGCGGTCTTCGCGGCGCGCGGGCAGAAGCCCATCGTGAGCCTGGCTGACGGCTGCATGTGCAGCGCGGCCTACTGGATCGGCGCCGCCACCGAGAAGGTCTACATCACCAGCGACACCACCGAGGTGGGTTCCATTGGCGTGGTCGCGGCCCACCGCGACATCTCGGCCCAGGAAGCCCAGCAGGGTGTCAAGACCACCGAGATCACCGCCGGCGCCTACAAGCGCATCGCAAGCCAGTTTGCCCCCCTGACCGAGGATGGCCGCGCCTCCATCAAGGCCCAGGTGGATCACATCTACAGCGTGTTCATCGAAGAGATCGCGAAATTCCGGGGGGTGTCGGTCGACACCGCCCTGGCCGACATGGCCGATGGCCGTGTGTTCCTGGGGCAGCAGGCCGTGGCGGCCGGGCTGGTGGACGGTGTTTCCACCATGGCCGACCTCATCACCCAGCTGAACCAGGAGCGCTTCACCCGCAAGACCGGGGCCGGTGCTGCCTCGCCTCCCAAGAACCCCCCCTCATTGGAGGAATCCATGACCATCACCCGCGAGCAGCTGGCCGCCGAGGCGCCCGAGCTGTTCACCGCCATCCAGGCGGAAGCCAGGGCCGAGGGCGCCAGCGCCGAGACCGAGCGGTTTAAGGGCTGTCTCGACGCCAGCAAGCCCGGCTACGAGGACATCGCCCTGGGCTGCGCCCTCGACGGCAAGACCTCGCCCGGCGCCGCCGCCATGGCCGTCATCGCGGCCGAGAAGGCCGACCTGGCCAAGGCCAAGGCCAAGACCGAGCAGGGCGGCAAGGCCCTCCCCGGCGCCGACGACGCCGCGGCCGTCGATGCCGAAGCCGCCAACCAGGCCGCGGAGAGCAAGGCCGAGTCCGAAGACGCCGGCCGCGCCCACGCCAACCAGATCACCGCCCACATCGCCAAGGCCAAGAGCGAGGGCCGCACCCTCACCGCGGCCCAGGCTTCCGCCGAACTCACCAAGGGAAAGGAGTGACCCATGGCGAACCGTGAAGTCGTCAAGTCCTACTCGGCCGAGGGCGCCATCAGCCCCTGCCGCATCGTGAAGCCCGGTGCCGCCGACTACGGCGTGCTCCAGGCCGCCGCCGTGGGCGACAAGCTCGTCGGCGTCACCGTCCCCCTCATGAGCGCCGCCACCGGCGACACGGTGGATGTCATCCACGATGGCATCGCCGACCTGCAGCTGGGCGGCACCGTCACCCGGGGTGATCTCCTGACCTCCGATGCCACCGGCCAGGGCGTCACCGCCGCGCCGGCCGCGGGCACCAACAACCGCGTCATCGGGGCGGCCCTCGTTTCCGGCGTCTCCGGCGACATCATCCCCGTCCTGCTTTCCCCCGGCTCGTTCCAGGGCTAAGGAGACCCGCACATGGCCAAGTCCCCCTTCCAGTACAACCCCACGCTCACGGGCATCGCCCTGGCGTATTCCAACCCCGCCTACACCCTCATCGCCGACCAGGTGCTCCCCCGGACCCAGGTGGCCACGGAGGCCTTCGAGTACCTGTCCTTCCCCGTGGAGGACCAGTACACCGTCCCCGACACCCGCGTCGGCCGCACCTCGAAGGTGAACCAGATCGAGTTCGGCGGCACCAAGGTCGGCAGCTCCACCGAGGACTACGGCCTCGAGGACCCCATTCCCTCCAAGGACATGACCAACGCGGCCAACTCCCGCGTGGGCTATGACCCCCAGGGCAAGGCCGTCGAGTACCTCACCAACCTCATCCTGCTCGACCGCGAGGTCCGCACCGCCGGCGTGGTCTTCAACGCCGCCAACTACCCGACCAACAACAAGACCACCCTCTCCGGCACCGGCCAGTGGTCCGACTACGCCAACTCCGATCCCGTGGCCGCCATTCTCGACGCCCGCGACCTGCTCCTGATCCCGGGCAACACCCTGGTGCTCGGCCAGCAGGTCTGGACCAAGCTGAAGCAGCACCCCAAGGTCATCTCCAAGGTGCTGGGTTCCGCCAACAGCATCGGGATGGTCAGCCGCCAGGCCTTCATGGATGCGCTGGAAATTCCCCGGCTCGCCATCGGCCAGTCTTTCGTCAACACCGCCCGCAAGGGGCAGGCCGGTGTCATGGCCCGCACCTGGGGCAAGCACGCGTCCATCCTCTTCATCGACGAGGGCGCCGACACCAACCGCGGCATCACCTTCGGCTACACCGCCGAGTTCGAGAACCGCATCGCCGGCACCATCATGGACGATCCGGACATCGGCCTCCGCGGCGGCATCCGGGTGCGCGTGGGCATGTCCGTCAAGGAGATGATCGCGGCCTCCAACCTTGGCTACTTCTGGCAGAACGCGATCGCGTAGCGCCATGGCCAAGTTCTTCACTCCTCCCCCGCCTCCCACCTCCGGCGCGTCCGCGCCTGAGGCCCCCCTCCCCCCGGCCCCCGAGGCCGATCCCGCCACTGGCATGTCCGCACCGGAGGGCCTCCCTCCCGCGGCTCCGGAGTCCGATTCCGGCGCTGGCGCGCCTGCGCCGGAGGTGCCCTCGGCCACGCCCACTGAAGCCGATCCGACTCCCGGCGAACCCAAGACCTACCGGGTGAACTGGGCCTTCCTCGGCTTCCAGGACAAGGACTGGGCGCCTGGCGACACCCTCACGGCCACGGACGAGGAGGCCGCCCCCTACCTGGGCGGCGTCCTGACCCTGGAGCCCTGAGGTGTCCGCTCTCACCGAGTTCCGCGCGCTCATCGCCGCCACCCCCGGGGCGGTGAGCGTGACCTTCGCCGCCAATCCCAGCATCCTGGCCATCCTCAATTTCGATGGCCAGGGCTGGGGCGGCGAGGGCCAGGCGCAGCTCGGCCTGGATGGCATCACCCTCACCTACCCGTACCCAGACCTTCCCGGCCTCGCCCCCGGCAACACCCTCGTCGCGGATGGCACCACCTACACCGTGATGGCGGGCCCCCACCGCAAGGGCGACGGCCTGGAAGCCATCGTCGGACTGGACGCCGTATGACCACCAGCCGGGAGCAACTCATCCTCGCCGAGGTGGAAACCAGGCTCAAGGGCGCTCCCCTGGGGCCTCACCCCATGCCCGCCGGTCTCACGGTGGACCGCTACCGCACGCTCGAGCTGAAGCCCGCCAACCTGCCCCATATCTCGATCTACACCGTGACCGCCACCAGCGACAGCATCGGCGGTGGCTCGGAGACCCAGACCGAGGTGAAGCTGGCCCACTGGGCCAAGCCCGGGGCGGGTGAATCGGTGGATCAGGCCCTGGATCCTCTCTGGCTCTGGTCCACCCAGCAGCTTCTGACCGACCAGTCCCTCGGCGGCCTTGCCCGCCGGGTGGCGCCCGCCTCCCGGGTCTGGTCGGCCGCCATTCCCCAGGCCCAGCCCTTCGGCGACCTGGATGCCCACTTTCTGATCACCCACCGCCACATGGCTGCCGATCCGTCGCAGCCCTATTGAAGAAGGAGCCCTAGATGGCCACCCTCCTCTACCGCGGCCAGGGCAAGGTCTGGATGGGAACCCGCGATGCCAGCGGGAACCCCCAGAACCTCCGCTGGGTCGGCAACTGCCCCGAGGCCAAGATCGGCCTCGAGCTCACCACCATCGAACACAAGGAAAGCTGGTCCGGCCAGAACCTCACCGATGCCCGCATGGACACCGAGAAGAAGGCCAGCCTCTCCCTCACCCTCGAGAGCATCCAGAAGGAAAACCTTCAGCTCTGCTTCCGTGGCTCCGTGACCACCGTCGCCGCGGGCTCCGCCATCACCGGCGAAGTGCTGGGCGCCGGCGTCACCACCCTGGCCGTGGGCGACCTCCTCAAGTTCGCGAAGCGGGCCGCCACCGCCGTCACCATCAAGGACAGCACGGGCACCCCCAAGACCCTCACCAACAACGTGAACTACCGGCTGAACGCCACGGCCGGCGCGATCGAGATCCTCGATCTCACCACGGGCGGGCCCTTCACCGGCCCCCTGAAGGCCGACTACACCCCGGGCGCCACCACCGAGCTGGGCCTCTTCACCACCGGCTCCGTGCCCTACTTCTTCTTCATCGAGGGCCTGAACACCGCCGACAGTAACAACCCGGTGCTGATCGACCTCTACAAGGTGCTGATCGACCCCTCCAAGCAGTTCGATCTCATCACCGACGACTACGCGAAGTTCCCGATTGAGGGCTCCGTCCTCATGGACGACCTCAAGCCCTCGAACGCCGCGCTCGGCCAGTTCGGCGCGGTCTACAACCTGAAGTAGGCCGATGGCTGATGCCACTCTGACCAACCTGTTCCCCGCCCTCCCGCTCCGGGTCGGCGGGGAACGGCTGTCCATCCGTCCCGTCGTGTTCCGCGAGCTTCCCCTGGTGGATCTCGCCATGCGCGGGTGGGGGGTCATGGTCGTGTCGGGCGGCATCGAAGTGCCCACGGACGCCTGGGATGCCTTCATCGATCTTCTGGAGGGCGCCAGCGGTCGGCCCCGGGCCTGGGTGACTGCCTTGCCCGAGGAAGAATTCGAAAAGCTGGCCAGCTTCGCCCTGGCCATCAACGCCGAGCTCTGGGATCCAGAGAAGGGTGGCGGGTCCGAGGGCGACGACCTCACCTGGGCCTCGATCACCCAGCGCCTGATCACCTTCGGCCACTCCTGGGAATCCCTCCAGAACCTGACCCTCAGCCAGATGCGGGCCTTCCTGGAGGAGTCCATCCGCCAGGAGCGGGAGCAGCTCGCGCGCGACATCACCGCGGCCAGCTTCTCCATGGCCGACACGAACTCCGTCCAGAAGGCCACCCGGGAGCTCCGCCGTGTCTGATGTGATGAGGGTCAAACTCTCGGCCGAGGGCATCCAGGAGGTCATCAGCGCCCTCAGGAAGGTCGAGGACCAGACCAAGAAGACCACTCGGGCCGGCACGGATGCGGGCGAGGCGCTGGGGGCCCTGGGCACGCTCTTCGCGGCGCAGCAGATCGCCGCCTTCGCCGCCCATGCCCTCGAAGCGGCCGACCAACTGGGGAAGATGGCCCAGAAGACCGGGGTGGCCGTCGAGCAGATGAGCATCTTCACCTATATGGCCCAGCAGGCTGATGTCTCCCAGGAGGACCTGGGCAAGGGCCTCGCCAAGCTGAGCAAGACCATGGATGGCCTGAACAAGGGCGATGCCGAGGTCGCCGGCGCCTTCAAGCGCATCGGGCTGAGCGCCCAGGATCTCGCGGGGCTCGGCCTCGACCAGATCATGCTGAAGGTGGCCAACGCCCAATCTCAGTACTCGGATGGCGCCGGGAAGGCCGCCGTCATGATGGGGATCTTCGGGAAGTCCGGCGCCAACCTCATCCCCTTGATGAACGACCTGGCCAACGGGGGCTTCGAGAACGCCAAGAAGAAGCTTCAGGAACTGGGCCTCGTCATCAGCGGCGAGACCGCCAAGGCCGCCCAGGACTTCAACGACAGCATGAAGCGCCTCGAGATGGCCGCCCAGGGCGTCACCGTCCAAGTGGCCGGCACCATGCTGCCCGGCCTCACCAAGGCCATCGACGGCCTGGTCTCCGCGCTGGCTGGCATGCCCACGGCTGCCAAGGCCTTCGGTGGCAGCTTCCTGGTGATCGGCAGCGCCGCGACAGCGGCGACGGTGGCTGTTCGGATGCTTTACACCGCCATCGCGGGCCTGGGGCCCATCGGCCTGGCCGTTGTGGCCATCTCAGCCCTGGTGGCCGGTCTCATTTCCCTTCAGGCTGCCCAGGAGGAGTCCCACAAGAAGGATCTCCAGGACATCGCCGCCAAGGGCCGCATGGTCCAGGATGGCGAGAAACTGGTGGACCAGTACCAGAAGGAGGCCCAGGCCCTGGAGAAGGCCGGGTCGAACAAACGTGAAGCCGCCAAGCATTCGAAGGCCCTGAAGGAGATCGAGGACAAGCTCATCGAGATCAGCCCTTCCTACCAGCAGATCCTGAAGGACGAGACCAAGGGCATCAACGACAAGGCCGAGGCGATGCGGGCCCTCGATGTGGCCCAGAAGCAGGCCCTGGAGACCCAACTCGCCACCATCCGCGCAGACCGTGACCGCCTAGCCATCACCGTGGCCGCCGCCGAGAAGGCCGGCCCGGCCCAGGCCGTCACCGGCGAGGGCGGAAACACGGAATTCGCCTCCGTGGATGTGCTCCCAGCCCTGAGGCTGAAACTCCAGGCAGCCAACGAGACCGTGGCGGCGCTGGAGGTCGCCCTGGGCCTCGCGAAGCCTGAGGGTGCTGCGAAGAAGAAGGACGACAGGAAGTCTCTCACCGCGGTGGATGAGGCCCTGGTCAAGGCCCAGGCCGCCTCCATGGTCGCCGCCGCCAAGCGGGGCGCCGAGGCCCAGAAGCAGGCCCTGGACGAATTCACGGCGCTGAACGAGTCCTTCTACAAGGACGGCCTCATCGACCTGGAGACCTACCTGCGGGCCCGGGAAACGGCCATCAAGGCCCAGGCCGATCTCGAAGTATCCAGCCTCCAGGCCCAACTCGCAGCCGAGCGATCCATCCAGGGCACCCTCAAGACCCCCGCCGAGAAGGCCGCCAGTGTCCAGAAGTTGGCCGACCTGTCCTCTCAGATCAAAGCCAAGCAGGCTGACGCCGAACTGAAGCTCCAAGCCCTGGAGCGCACAGGAGATGACCTCCGCCGGGCCGGGCTGCTGGAGACCATCAAACTGGAGGGTGAACTGGAGCAGGCCAAGGGCCGCACCGGCGCTGCCTCCCTCAAGGCCATCGAAGCCGAGTACGCCGAGCGGATCCGCCAGGCCAAGAGCCCCGATGCCAAGAAGGCCTTGGAAGGCCTGCGCGACACCGCCGTCGCCAAGGCCAACAACGACCAGGCCGGCCGCCAGGTCCAGTTCGCCCAGACCGGCTTGGGCATGGACCTCACCGCCATCGACCAGAAGCGCCAGGCCAACCTCATCTCCGAGGCCCAGGCGGTGGACCTGCGCACCGCCGCCTATGAGAAGTGGATTCCCGTCATCGAGGAAGCCGCCCGTATGCAGCTCGTCGCGGCCCAGCTTGTGGGCGATCCCGCGATGATCCAGTCCGCCGAGCAGCAACTGCAAGAGCTCGATGGCATGAAGATCAAGCTGGCCAACATGAAGGACCAGCTGAAGGAATTCAAGGATGCAGCTCGGGATGCCTTCATCGACGGCTTCGCGAACTTCCTGGAGACCCTCCTCGACAAGACCTCCTCCCTCACCGACAAGATGAAGGCCCTGGGTTTCAGCATCGCTCAGGCCGTGCTGAAGCTGGCCGCCATGAAGGTCGCTCAGGCCGCCGCGGGCGCCATGGGCTTCGCGGGCGGTGGCCCCATCTACGGTCCCGGCACCTCCACCAGCGACAGCGTCCCCATCCTCGCCTCCGCCGGCGAGTTCATGGTGCGCGCCGCTGCCGTGCGCCACTACGGCCTGGACACCCTGGCCGCCCTCAATGGCCTGCGCCTGCCCAAGGGCTTCGTCAAGGGCTACGCCGAAGGCGGCCCCATCGCCCCTGCCCCCCAGCCCATCCCCGTGCGCGGCGACTTCAGCCACAGCATGCAGATCGGCCTGGACTCAGGTCTGGTGCTGCAACTGCTCGATTCGCCCGAGGGCGCGAAGGTGATGTTGAAACAGACCACGGCCCATTCCAGGAAATTCAATCACGCGCTCGGAGGGAAATGATGTCCTGGGAAACCGGCACCGCTGCCAGCCATTCCGACCTGTTGGACAAGCTCAATATGTTCCTGCTCAAAGGCCATGCACTGCCGCCGGTCTACACCGGCACGGGCAACGGCACCATCACGGGGATCATTGGATCGGCCACCAGCTCCCAGGAGACCATCACGGCCACCTTCACGAGCCCCACGGCCTTCGGCGTGGTCGGCTCGGTGACCGGCAGCATGGGCTCCGGTAGCGTCGGTGCCATCTTCACCCACGCCAAGGCCTCCTTCACAGTGCTCGCCGGCGGCACCGCCTGGGCGGCTGGCGACACCATCAGCTTCGTGATGACCCCGCCCTATATCGCCAAGCGCACCAGCGCCGGCAGCGAATACATCTGGCAGGCCCCGGGCAACTCGAACCAGGACCAGATCATCATCGGTGCGAAGACCTTCTCGGATGTCGGGGCCGGGTATTACAACTGGCGATTGCTGGGTGCGACAGGCTTCGACCCTGGGTTGGCTTTCACGGCTCAACCGGGCTCCTGCACGCGCCCAGTGCTGCCTCTCTGGGGTGGGAGCATCCCCTATTGGTTCTTTGCGGACGGTCGCCGGGTCATCATCGTCGCCAAGATCACCACCGTCTATGAGCACGCCTACCTGGGTTTCTTGGACGCCTATGCTACACCGGGAGAATGGGCCTACCCGCTCGTGGTGGGGGGGTCCATGTCTTGGATGGCAGAGCCAGGCGCCACCTCGGCCAATTGGAAGTACAGCTACGTAGGAAACGAGCACCACGCCTACTGGAGCCCAACTCCGAGTTCCTGGTATATCAACTATAACGATTACAACCTCTGCCAAATCAGATTGCGGAAACCTGACGGATCGTGGGTGGGATTCACCACATCCGCCGGTTATGCCACTGAACCTCTGGTCGTGCCATTCGGAGACGGGTTCACAAATCTGAAGCCCTGCTTGGACGATACCGTGGTGACTTTTCCGGTCTTCATGTGCGATGCCGTGCCCAATTGCTACGGCGAATTCGCTGGTCTTCGAGCCGTGAGTGGCGTGGGCCGGGGGTCCGAAGATACCGTTACCCTCGGCCGCGACACCTACCTCCTACTGCAGGACACCAGCTACACCACCACGAAGAGTTACGCCGCCATTTTGATGGCGTGAGGAGCAACCATGCCTGTTATCCAGACTGGTTCCGCCATCAGCAACATCGATCTGCTACAGAAACTGGTGACCTGGCTGGTATCTCGCAGCTGGACGAGCAACATGAGCCAGGTGGATGGGTCGGGCTGGCGCGCGCATCTCTCCAAAGCGGGCATCTACATCAATCTGAGGGCCACGGTGCTCAATGAGGGTGCCTGGGTCACCAACTTTTCGAATTCAGGCAACTACTGTTATGCGCTACATCTCTATCTCGGATCGGGTTTTAACTCCGGCGCCGCCTTCAGGGATCAGCCTGGTGGTCCGACTCAGAGCGGCACCAGCTCAACCGTAGGTGTCGCTGCCGTCACAGGATCTGGCGCCATCACCAGTTATCAATTCATTGATGACGGCTTCGACAACATCACAATCATCATCGAGTGCACCCCAGGTGTTTACCGTCATCTGGCTTGGGGGTCACTCATCAAGTATGGCAGTTGGACCGGTGGAGCCTACTTCTCAGGCAGCACACCCGGTTATTACGCAAACACGAGTTCGGATGGCGGTTTATATAAAGCCGACCCGCCCTTTATTTCCTCATCCTTCACAGGTGGTGCCCAAGGCCATGCCTGTTTCGTGAGGGCCGACGTTGACGCTTTCACGGGCAAGTGGCTATGCGGTGGACTCACCGCCACCGCCGCCGCGGGCTACACCGGGAAGTATGCCTCCAGTGGACTCGCAGGGGCTCAGAGCCCGCCAACCGATATGCCGAGGATGGGAGTCTACGCTTTCAGAAACCTACACGGAACCCTTGATGGTCGGGCAATCACTCTTCCGATCGTGCTGTATGGTGCGCGAGATGCCGGGGGCTACTCTGCCCTGGGAGAGATCCCGTCTATGCGGTTTTGCCCCATCTCAGAAGTGGGCGGGGCTTCCATCGGCTCTGATCTGGCCCTCGGGGCTGAAACGTGGCGCGTCTTCCCTAGCTGTCTGGTGAGGGTGGCGTGACGAACGTAGCTGGAAGGTCCCAGACGGTGAAGACTGGAATGGCCGCGGGCCAGTCGGGTTCGCTGGGGCTGCATGGGCGATGGGATATCACGCGCCGAGGGTGGCTGCCATCATCTCTTCTGAAGGGCCCTGCTGCTCCGCATGGTGGCATTTCCTTCGCTACGGCCATAGCCGGCGGTCGGCCTGGCCCTGGCCCTGGAGTGGACCTGTGGGAGCGGGTCATCGTCACCCCGCGGGAAAAGGACGCGGGCTTCATCCTGTCGGACCAGATGTGGCCTGTCGAAGTCTGGAGCACCTTCAAGCGCCGATCACAGCCACTGACGGGTGTTTCCATCTCTGGGCCTGGTGGCGCCGTTCTGCAGGGCCCCAGCGTGATGGTCTACTACCCCAACCAGGCCCAGCCCTACACGGTAAAACTAGCCGCCGGCGGGGATGCTGTCGTGGCCAACCTGATCTCCTGGACCTTCACGGGTGTTCTGGGAGTGGATCTGGCCGTGTCTGGCTCTCGCATCACCGTGTTCGCCTACCGCCCAGACTGGTCCGAGCCTTACCGGAAGCAACTCTCCTGGCTCACTGAGCTGATGCCGGGCTATGACGGGTCCGAACAGCGGCGCTCCCTGCGCTTGCGGCCGCGCTATACCCTCGCGTTCCGGGTGCTCACCACGGATCCATTGGAGACTGCCACCCTGGAGGCGCTTCTGTACGGCTGGCAGGACCGGCGCCTGGCGGTGCCTATCTGGCCCGAGACGACCCTGCTGCTTTCAGCCGTGGCGCCTGGAGCAACCATGCTGGCCGCCGATACGGCCAACCGCCGAAGCCTCGAGGTGGGCGGGCTGATCATGATCTGGTCCAGCTTTGCCGTGTGGGAGGCCTTCAGGGTCGAAAGCATTGCGCCCGGATCCATCGGTTTGGGCTCGGAAACCACGAAGGCATGGGCACCCGGGGCCCGGATTGTTCCCCTTCGCGTGGCGCGGTTCCCGGAGGATCAGGCTCTCGGAAGGCCCGCGAATTGGCTCACCTCCAGCACCTTCGCCTTCGCCTGTGAGGCCGTATGATCCAGTATCTGGGCCTCGACGTGCTGGAGATCTCGCCCAACGCCCGCGAGGCAGCAGAGGACCCCCTCCACCGGTCTCTCGCTGGCTTCGACCCAGGCCTGGGAGCCCGTGGCATCCGCGCAAGGGGCCCCTCGCCCGCCACGGCTCGCCCTGTCCTCTGGACCTGCCCCGATCGGGCGGCCATTGCAGCCATGGAATCCTTTCTGGATGCCCATCGAGGTCGGGCTGTTCCCTTCTGGCTGCCTTCCCGCCGCCGCGATCTCCTGCTGGCCCAGCCTGTTGGTGCCTCAGATCCAGGCATCGTCACCCGGGCTATGGGTTACACCCGGCTGCTCTATCCCTCGAAGGCGCGGCGGCACCTGGCCTTCTTGAATGGGTCTTCGTGGATCTACCGATCCATCACGGCGGCCGTCGAAGGAGCCACCACCGAGACGCTTACGCTGTCCTCGCCCCTGGGGGTCTCACTTCCTTCCGCCACCCTGGTGAGCCAATTGTTGCTCTGCCGCTTGGCCTCGGATGAGGCCGAGATCATCTACCTCACTGAAAGCGTGGCCGAAGCCCGCATCTCCTGCCTCGAGATCCCCCAGGAGGCTCCATGACCTTCGACGCCCGTGAGCGCAGCGACTACAGCGGCGAACCCTTTGAGCTCTATCGCTGGAACCTGGGAGCCACCATCTGGCTCCAAACGAGTGGGGATACGCCCCGCCTCTACCAGGGCCAGATCTATGAGCCAGCCGTGGTTCTGCGGACGGAGGTGGATCAAAACGGCGAGACCTCGAGTGGCAACGTGACCGTCACCCTGGAACTCGACAACCCGGTCGCCCAGCTCTTCCGCGAGGGCCCGCCGTCCACCCCCGTGAGCCTGATCGTGACGTGTGGCCACGATGGCGAAACGGAAACGGCCTGCGTCTTCACGGGCCGGATCATGAGCGCGAAGCTCCAGGAGGCCTGCGAGTTCATCTGCGCGCCGCGCCAGGCGATCTGGAAGCAACCCATCCCGGCCCTGACCTTCCAGTGCCAGTGCCCGCTCCGATGGGGCACGGCCCGCTGCGGCCCCGACCGATCCGCCTGGCGAGTTCCTGCCACCCTGTCCGCCGTGGCGGGCCTGACGGTCACTTCATCCGCCTTCGCGGCCTTCACTGATGGGCACTTCAAGGGCGGCTGGATTGAATACGGGGGAGATCAGCGGACGGTGACAGGCCATGTGGGGGCGGTGCTGACGCTCTTGTCCGCGCTTCCGTCGCTGGCCGCGGGATCCGAGGTTTCGGCCTTTCCGGGATGCCAGGGGACCGAGGATGACTGCACCAATCGATATAACAACCTCCCCAACCACTTGGGATTCAAGCGCATCCCCACTCGCCAGCCGTTCGGCTCAGGAGGCATCTGATGGGGTTCTGGGTCGCTCTGGCCATGATGGTTATCTCCACCGTCGTTTCGGCGATGCTGGCGCCCAAGCCGAAGGATGCCGAGCCGTCGTCCCTGGGCGAATTCCAGGTCCCTACGGCAGAGGAGGGCCGCCCGATCCCCATGGTGCTGGGAACTTGCAAGTGCAAGGGACCGAACATCACCTGGTGGGGCGCCCTCATCACAGAGCCGATCAAGCGAGTCTCCAACGCCATGACGGGTCACCGCACCACCATCGGCTACCGCTACCGCATGGGCATGCAGCAGGCCCTCACGGTGGGCCCGATCGATGAGCTGGTGGACATCGTTGTGGGTGATAAGAGCCTCAAGGATGCTGGAGCCAGCGTCGCCACCCTGTTCTCCGAATCAGGCACGGATATCACCATCAGCCTTCCTGAACTCTTTGGCGGCGAAGAGAAGGAGGGCGGCCTGGGTGGTGTATTGCGGTTCTATTTCGGCAGCGCGACCCAGGCTCCGGACCCATACCTTGCCTCCAAATTTGGAGCCCCTGCGCCCGCCTGGCGGGGAGTCTGCTACGCCGTGCTCAAGGACTTCTACCTGGGCACCAGCAACTACCCGAAAGAATGGGCCTGGGTGCTGCGCTGCTGTCCTTGTGCCGCAGGCCTCGACGCCACCAAGAAGAACATCGATGGCGATGCCAATCCGGCCTACGGCCTGGTGTACATCCTCACCCAGCCCCGGGAGGCCGGAGGCTGTGGCGAATCTATCGGGACCCTGGACCTAGCCACCTTCCAGTCCGCGGCCAACAAACTCTACAGCGAGGGCTTCGGCATCTCGCTGCTGATGGACCGTGCCCAGGCTGCCGACACCTGGATGGGGGAAATTCTCCGGCACATCGATGGTGTGCTTTATACGGACCCTTCCTCCGGCCTGACCTCCCTCAAGCTCATTCGTGCGGATTACGACCCAGCCACCCTGCCCGAGTTCTCCGAGCCCGACTTCCTGGATGCGCCCGAGGTCACCCTGGCCGCGCCTCCGGACACGCTCAACCGGGTGGTGATCCGCTATGTGGATCGGTCGCAGGCCTACACGGTGCGCACGGCGCAGGATCAGGATGCCGGGAATTATTGGGCGCGCGGCGAGGGAGGGGACACAATTCTCGAATTCCTGGGGCTCACCAAAGCCGCCCTGGCACAGTACGTGGCGGCCAGGGAGATCCGCGTGCTCGCATCACCCTTGGCCAAGGGGACGCTCCAGTTGAACCGGAAGGCCTGGCAGCTCCGCCCGGGCTCCCCGTTCAAGCTGACCTTCGCGGCGCATGGCTGGAGCGGCCTGGTCTGCCGTGTGACGAACATCCGCTATGGGACCCTGGGCGCTGGGAAGATCACGGTTGAGTTTGCCCAGGATGTATTCGCTGTCGGCGTGCAGGCCTATGCACCCCCGGCGCCCGGGGGATGGGTTGATCCCGTGACCGCCGCCCTTCCCTGTACCGCCCAGGCCATGATGGAGGCGCCGCACTGGGTGACCGGAGAGGCCAGGTACGTGCTGGCCATGGGCGCGCGCGCGGACCAGATCACCATCGGGGCCGAGATCTGGACCAACGAAGGGTCTGGCTACCTGCTTACCGGCATGCTGGGTGGGATGACGCCCACCGGTCTTCTGACCGCAGCTTACTCCTCCAGGACGGCGGCGCTGGATCCCGTGGGGTTCGTGCTGGGTGGGGGCTCGGACCTCGCCAGCCTGGTGGCTCTATCCACCAATGCTGATGGACTGAACCAGGGTGCCAACCTGGCCTGGTTCCCCTCCACTGGTGAGATCGTCGGTTGGACGACTTGCACGGATAATGGAGACGGCACTTTCTCGTTCTCCGGGATCCTGCGTGGGGTGCTCGACACCGTGCCTGCGGACCAGGCCTTGAACGGCAGGGTCTGGTTCATCACAGCAGGTGCTTCGACCACCAGATCGAGCGGAGCTGGCGAGCAGGGAGCCCCCGGCGCCACGGGCACAAGCGTCACTGGGCCAGCGGGCCGAGGGTACACCTGGCATGGTGCATTCGATTCGGCCCATGCCTACGTGGTGGACGATACGGTCTCCCACAACGGGTCTTCCTACGTTTGCATCCTTGCAGGGACAGGGCACCCCCCGGATACCTCTCCAACCTATTGGAACCTGATGGCCCAGAAGGGTGCAGATGGAGCCTCGGGCCTCGTGTCCCGGTCCACCAGCTCCTGGACCTCTGCCTCACTCGCCACAGGCACCTCGGCCGACATTGATATCTCCATCTGCAAGACCGCCAAGCTCTACAACCTGACCACCGACAAGGCCGCGCGGGTGAGGCTCTACTCGACCGCAGCCCTGCGCACGGCAGACGCAGGCAGGTCCGAGGGGGTACGCCCAGCCAATCCTGCCGATTGCTTCCTTGAAGTCATCACCGATGCCACCCATTTGGCCTTCGATCTTGCGCAAGCGGAGTTCCAAAACATGGACACCGCGCCGGCCGATGTCGGGTATCTGCGGGTGACGAATAAGGGGGCCACGGGGCCTGTCACCGTGACCCTCACCCATCGAATTGAGGAGGCCTAATGTCCACAGTCCCGATGTCCACCGCGCCAGACATGACCAGCGACGCCACCTTCCGCACCTGGGGCAGCGCCATCTCGGCTGCCATGGCCTCCATTGGCTGGGTGCAGGCTTCCGACACTGGCCAGATCAACTGGACCACCGTGGTCAAGCCGGCCGCGATCAACACGGCCGCGGGCTACGAAATCTGGCGCATGAACGACACGCTCCAGGCCACCAAGCCCGTGTTTCTGAAGATCGAGTATGGGTGTTCCTCCGCGGTTTCCGTCCCTGTGATGTGGATCACGGTGGGCACCGGCACCAACGGAACTGGAACCCTGACAGGGCAGGTTGGCGCTCGGCAGATCATCGGACCCGGGTCTGGGAACGCCGCTGCATCCACCTCCTATTTCAGCGGAACCAGTTCCCGGCTAACTGCCCTCCTTTGGGACAGCACCAGCTACTACACCCTGGTCATGATCGAGCGATCCCACGATGGTACGGGAGCCGATACGAATCTCGGCGTGATGATGGGGCTGGGCTATCCCAGCGGGAAATACTCTCAATACATCCCCTTTGCGGGGACAATCCCCGCCATCTATGCAGCCCACAACTGCTGCACGCCGCCCACGGGCACGGCCACCTACATGACCGATGTCTATCTCTACCCCGTGCGCTGTTGGGGCCCGGGCGAGATGGCGCCCTTCAAGGGATTGGCCAACTATTTCAATGCCGACATCGCGGCCGCCAGCCAGATCACTGCTGCCGATTGGTCGGGGACCTCCCGGAATTTCTACACCACGGGCCGCGCGCCGTCCCCGAGCTATGGCGGCACCACGGTTTGGGCGGTGCTCTATGAGTAATATCCAGCAGGCTCTCGTGCCCAACGGCTCCATGAAGTTCCCGCGGGTTGTGAAGGTGCAGGTTGGGCCTCCCCCCACATCTGGTGGTGGTGCCGCGCCTCTTCCGACCCTTGGCCAGATCCTACCTCGGCCGCAATAGGGAGTCGCCATGGCCACCAGCTATCCTTCCGACCTCACCCTTTACGCCAAGCTGCTCACCAAGACACCGCGAGGTGTCCTGCCGATCAGCGCAGCCACCCAGATGCAGATCACCACGGCCAGCCGGGCCTGGGCGCCGCTGCCGCCTGGCAACGTGAAACTCAACGCCCAGCCCTACGCAACCTGGCCGGCCACCACCACGGGGGATGTGACCCTTTCCTGGTCCCATCGCAATCGTGGGAGCCAGGGCCCCGGCACGCAGCTGGTGCCACAGGACACCGTGGGATCCTTCGCGCTGGACGGCAGTCTCACCATCGAGGTTCTCATTGAGGGGATCGTCAAGCGAACCTGGACGGGGGTCACTGGCACTTCACAGATCTACACCTTGGCTCAGCGCACTGCAGATGATGCGGTGCTCACCAAATCCGTGCAGTTCCGCATCAAGCCAATCAACGGGGCCTACACCGGCACCGTGCGCACCACTCCGTCCTTCGTCATGAGCTAGTTGAGGGTCCTTCTCGCGTTCATTGTTCCGCCAAAGGTTCCAGCCGGGCCTAGGGGCGAGAGGAACCTTGGGTGGGGAGGCACACTTGCACAAACAGGCGCGAGCTGAAAATGCCATTGCCTACGGACCCGGGGCAGAAATCCGGGTTCGACTGACCAGGGGCCTCCCCACCCTGGTGTGCCGGTGATCCTCTCCCCTGATCAGGTGGCCGCCGCCACGGGTTGCCCCCAGCGCAACGTGGCCGAGCACTGGCCGAACCTCGCCGCCGCCCTCGCCGAGCAGGGCATCGACACCCTGGCCGTGGAAGTCGCTACCGCGGCCACCGTCGCCATTGAGACCAGCGCCTTCCTCCCCATCCACGAGCGCCGCGCCGATCCCAAGAAGCAGCCCAAGCTCTGGGCCACCCAGGAGCGCTACTGGCCCAGCGGCTACTACGGCCGCGGCTTCATCCAGCTCACCTGGCGCGGGAACTACCTCGACGCCGGCGAGGCCCTGGGCCTCGACCTGGTGGGCATGCCCGAGCTGGTCCTCGATTCCAGCGTCGCCGCCCGCATCCTGGCCCTCTACTTCAAAGGCCATGGCATCCCCGCGGCGGCCGAGGCCGGCGACTGGAAGCGCGTCCGGCGCCTGGTCAACGGCGGCCTCACCGACTTCGACCGCTTCCTCCGCGCTGTGCAGGCCCTCCAGGGGGCCGCCCGTGGCTGAGCGCCTCGTATTGACCGCGGCCCCACACTGGCTGCGCGAGATGGCGACCAACGCCCGCACGCGGATCTTGAGCACCAAGCGCGGCGTGATGATCGCCTCGGCCGCCGTGCTACTCGTCATCGCCCTCATGATCGGGTTCGCCTGCGGCCTCTGGATCGGCATGGAGGGAGACCTGGGGTGGGGCGCGGCCTTCGCCCTGCTCTCCATCGTGGGCACCCTCGCCACCCTGGCCGACCGCGCCTACCGGAAGCCCGAGATTCCCTTTCCCCCCCTAAGCCCTCGGGCGAAGGGTGCGGAGGGCCCGGCCCCCGACGGGCCCTCCAGCTTGGGGGAGCCATGACCGACGCCACCAAGGCCGCCATCCTGCTCGGCGCCCTGGCGCTGGCCGCCGTCGGCGGGGGCACCTACGGCTGGGTGCAGGCCCGGGGCAGGGCCGCGGCCCTCCACCAGGCAGCCATCGCGGAAGGGGAGGCCCGTGCGGAACGTCAAGCTAAGGAGGCGGCGAAGGCCGACCGCGCCGCCGCCGACCAGGTGGCGCAGCAGCAGACCCAGCGCGTGGCCGAGCTGCAGGCCGAACTGGACCGGCGCCCGCGGCCCGCATCCGCCCAGCCTGTGCCCGCCGATGCCCCCGTGGCCGTGGTGGTGGCCGGGCTCCAGCAGCTGGGCCTCCGCCCTCAACCGCTGGCCGATGGCCTGGCGCTGAACCTCCCCGACGGCCGCACCACCCTGGGGTGGGGCCGCGAGGCCCTGCGCGTGCCCGGCCTCGAAGGCCGCCTCGCCACCCTCGAAGACCTCACCCGCGCCCAGGTCGCCCAGGTCGCCGCCAAGGATCAGCAGCTCGCCGCCACCGACCGCGCCCTCGCCGCCTCCGAAGCTGAGACAGCCGCCCAGCAGCGCCGCGCCGACAACCTGCAGCGTGCCATCGACAGCACCCCCCGGTGGCGCCCCCGGGCCGCCGGCCTGATCGTCGCCCTCGATTCCCAGGGCCAGCGCCACCTCGGCGCCCTCGCTTCCTACACCCTCGGCCCCATCGAGCTCGGCGGCCTGTACGTCAACCACACCGCCGGCGCCTACGCCGTCATCCGATTCTGAGGAGCGACCTTGCCTGAGCCGGTGCACATGCCACTCTCGGCCTTCGACTGGGCCATCACTCTTCTCTTCGCTTTCCTGGGTTGGTGGGCCATCCGGTCCCTGATCCAGGTCTATGTTCGAGCCAGGGCCGACCTCCAGCGGGCCCAGCAAGCAAACGAGGAGGAGCGGGCCCAGCGCATACTGAAGCAGCAGGAGAGCCTGGAAAGCAGCGTGCGGGATTTGATCAAAGTATTCTCCGAGTTCAAGACTTGGGTGGTGCTGGAATTCGTGCGGCGCCCGGATCATGAAAAGGAGATCGCCCGCCTGGAAACCACCATCGCCGACCATGCGGAGCGGTTCCAGGTGGAACTGAAGACCCACCGTGAAGAGAGCCACGGCCTGCGCGGCTGATGCTGGCCTAGCACTTGCAGTTGGACAATGCGTGACCAATCCGGTTGCCTAACTGCAAGGGTGCGAAGAAGATACATTGACCAATTGCGTCACTAGGCCGACTCAATAGGGCGGTTTGAGTCGGTTCGCCGACAGTTGACGATACTCAGATAACCGCATGGTCTCCAGACGTGCCGCGACCTTCCGGGGTCTGCCCTGGCGTTGGCATGGGCCTCGCTAGCTTGGGTGCGCAATCTCTTCGCCGGACCATCACCGGTAGACTGATCCTCGGGCTCGTAACCCATCACGTAGCCGGATCCCGGGCCCGCAGCTCGGGAGCACCCCCTTGTCGGGGGTCCGGCGAAATACAAAACCCCAACCAGGAAATACGCCGGGCCGTTGCTACGTGCGGTTACGACCCCCCGACTGAAGGGCCAAGAGCCCAGGAGGCGTTATGCCACTCCATCAGGAGTTGAATCTTGCGCGCTACGTGGCGAGCCGCGCCCATCTCTCGCTCCACCTGGTGGGTGGCCTGCGCGCCACCCTGAAGGAGCTAGGCCATCTCGACATGGTGGCCGTCCTGGATCTGGTGGGACGACATGCCAAGGAGGCCCACCTCGCCTGTCTGGCGGCCATGGCCATCCAGAAACAGGAGAAGAGCCTGCGGGTCATCTCCAGCCTTCAGCAGCTCAACGACCTGGGCGGGCCCGCGGCCAACGTGGTGATCACCCGACTGGCCCACGATCTGGTTTCCGGCTCCCACAAGGCATTCCCGGGTGCATGAGGCCCGATTCGCACTCCGACAAAATCCCGTGAAACCCAAAGCAAAGGCCCCTGTGAAGGGGCCTAAGTGTGGAGCCAACTACAGGATTCGAACCTGCGACCTGCTGATTACGAATTAGCTATCGGGGTGGGTGAGGGTGGGGTATGGTTGGTGGCGTTGATGAAAATAAGGCCGTTATCAACTCAAAATAGGTTACGGGTGGTTGATGTTGGTCCCTGCCCCCCGTTAAAATCCCGTGAAACAGAATTTCGGGGGGATTTGCCATGGCAGCCCGTGAAAATCGAATCACCAAAGAATACCTGCTCTCCCTCCGCCCGGAAGAGAAGCTCTATGAGGTGATGGACACGGAGATCGAAGGGTTCGGTGTGCGGGTGAACCCGGGCGGCCGCATCTCCTTCATCCAGCGCTGGAGCCTGAACAACCGAGATGGAGGGGCGACGCTCGGCAGGTTCCCCCTCATGCCTGTGGCTGCGGCGCGAGTGAAGGCGAAGGCCGCGGCCGGGGCGGTTGCGCGTGGCGAGGATCCGGGGATTGAACGGCGTATCCTGAAGGCCGCGCAGACCATGAAGGAGTTCCTGACGGAGTGGTTGGCGAAGCATGTCTCCAAACTGAGCGGGAAGACACAGAAGGATTACGACCGCATCGTTCGCAAAGTGCTCATCCCTACCCTGGGGTCGCGACTGGTGGCCGATGTGACAGAGAAGGATGCGGAGGAGGTCCACCAGTCGCTGGCGGATCACCCACGCGCGGCCAACATGGCGCTGGCGGTGCTATCGTCGGCGCTCGGCACCGCGGAGAAATGGAAGCAGCGGTCACGGCACAGCAACCCCTGCCTGGACGTCGTACGGTACGAAGAGGATGAGCGAATCCGGGCGCTGGATGATGCCGAGATGGCTGCCTTTTTGGAGTGGTTGGATGAGAACGAGGGGAAGCACCCGCAGGCGGTGGCGCAGCTACGCCTGCTGCTGATGACCGGCATGCGGCCGATTGAGACTCAGCGGATGCTTTGGGAGTGGGTGAATCTGGACGCTGGCGTGATCCGGATCCCCAAGAGCCAGCACAAAACCGGGAGGAAAACCCAGAAGGATCGACTGGTCGGCCTGGGCCCCAATGCCGTGGCCCTGCTCAGGGCCAGGGGCAAGCATAAGGTCTCGAAGTGGGTGTTCATCGGGCGGAAGGGACCCTACAAGGGATTGGAGTCCTGGTGGCAGCGGCGGCGGGGTGAGTTGGCGCACCTCGGCCTGACCAACTTCCACATCTACGACCTGCGCCACACCTTCGCCACGTGGGCGAAGCGGAAGGGCCTGGAGCTGGATGCGGTGGGCGACCTGCTGGGCCACACCAACTCCCGCCAGACCCGCCGCTACGCCCACGTGATGCCCACCAAACTCCGCCAGGAGGCGGGGATGGTCGAGGGCTCTCTGACAGGAGTCTAGAACCTGAAGGTCACCATGATCTGGAGCTCGCTGGTGGGCGCGAAAAGACGCAGCGCCTCCTGGGGCGTGTAGTCCTTCGTGGGGTTGTAGGTCTCCTTGGAGGCGCCGGCGTAGAAGAGCCCCAGGCTGGTGCGGACTTCATCCACCTCTCCTTCGAGTTCATAGCCCACCTTCCACCAGATGCGGTTGCGGTTGTCGCTGGCGCTCATGCCGACGATGGTGTCCTCAGCCTTCGTGGTCTCGCGGCGAGCTGCTGCTCCCAACAGGATCCGCTGGGTCAGGTCCGCGCCCCTGAAGGGGATGCCGTAGGTGAGGGACGCCTCGGAGAAGGACCATTTGAATTCGTCCTTCGATTCCACGCCGTCGTAGGTGATGGTGGACTTGCCGGGGGTCCGATAGCCTAGGCCGAAAGTGAGTTCCTTCCAGCGGTAGGAGCCGCCGATGTAGGCCCCGAGCTGATTGTTGAAAGTGGTGCCGTCGATCGAACGGGGCTTGGCGCTGGAGAGCCCCAGGCTGATGCCGAAGCCCTGGGCCATGGCCCAGCTGGAGACGAGGAGCGTGAGGATCAGGGTACGAATTTGCAAGACTTCCTCCGGTGAAAAGAAAGCGCCTTATGGCGGTTGTGGGGTGGATCGTCAGTCGATATTCAATTTGTCGATAGCTGAATAGCGGTCTATCAATAAAACATATTGGTTCAACGGTTCGACTTTATAGAGCATTCCTGACTTGATCGCGTCCTCTTTCTGCTTCACGGCCAGGTCCCGGAGGAATGAAAGCCGCTCCTGGTACTTCCCGGAAAGCCGATCAAGGTAGATGCGATCTTCGGCGGAAAGAGTGATGGGCCTTATCTTCTCATCCATGAGCGTCGTGAATTCCTGCTTCTGCCGGGCCTGGCGCTTCGACTCACAGCCGGGCATGAAGACCAGGATCACGAGGATCAACGCTGGAGCGATGCGCATAAAGGCTCCCATGGTTATTTATGGAGCAGCATAGCACTGGATGGGCAATTATTTCAGCAAGGCCTTTACCAGATCTTCCATTTTCCCCGCGTTGCCCGGCTTGCTGGCCATGTCATAGGCATCCGTGATGGCGGCGGCCAGGCGATCAGGACCCCGCCGGGGGCGGAAGGCGAGGGCCGCGGCCAGGGCGCGGGAGAGCAGCCCCCGGTCCAGCCCTGAGGTCTGATAGGGCGCGGCCGCCACTTCCCGGACCATATCCAAGGGCGCCTCGCTCTGCCCGGTCGTGAGATGGCGGACGTTGGTCTGGTAGCCCAGCGTGATGGACATCAGCTCGGGCAGGGTCGGTTCCTCGGTCTCGGCTTCAAAGGCGGTCAGGCGGCGCCTGGGGATCTTGAGGGTCTGGGCAGCCGCGGCAATCGACATCCCCATCTCGCGCCGGGCCAGGCCCATTCGTGCACCGAAACCGGGGGCCAGGGTGGGCATGAACGAGGCGCCCTGCAGTAGCTGGAATACCGCCGCGGACTTCCCGCCGCCGGAGGCCAGGAAGGTGGGCGAATCCATGGGGCCGGTGCCTTCCTTGAGCCAGATCCGCGAGACGCCGAGGGCATCGGCCAACCGGTCGAGGGTGGTGTCATCGGGCTCGTAGTCCGGGTTGGTGAGGATCCGGTGGAGCGTGGGCCGGCTCGGGCCGCCGCGACGAGCGATGTCCACCGGCCGCAACCGGTGGGCCTCCATCGCAAGGGCAACGCGTTCGGCTAGTTGTTTCAAGTGAAATTTTCCCCTTGACGGCAGGCCGCAAGTGAAAGACATTGTTTCAGGCGAAACATTAACCCACGAAAACCGAGGGCGACATGAAACAGAATACCTCGCTTCAGCCCGCATCGGCTGCTTGGACCACCTTGCAGATCAAAGAGGCGATGTTGAAGGCCGGTGTCACCCCCACCTCCATCGCCGCCGACAGCGGTCTCACGCCGCAGGCCATCAGCCTGGCGGTCCATGACCGGCGCCGCGGCAGGCGGGCCCGCCTCGCCATCGCCAAGGCCCTTGGGAAGGACGTGACCGAGATCTGGCCGGACGCCCTGCTGCCCATGCGGCAGCGCCGCCACCTTCTCGCCTCGTGAATCCTGCCTGCACTTCTTTTTCCTCTTCGCACATACATCGGGGTTGCCTCCATGTGCAAGGTTCGTCGTTGGACTCCGCAAGATCTTCGGTTCATTCGTGAGTTGAAAGAGGCGCTCTGGATTCCCCACCTCGGGATTTCGGCCATGCCCCGCAAGGAAGTCGCGGCGGCCGTCGATCGGAGCGAGGGGTGGTACTCCCGCTGCCTCAACTTCGAAGAGGTGGATTGGTTCCCCGATGCGGTGGACCTCCGCAAGATCACCAACAAGACCGGGAACCAGGAGCCCCTCCGGGTACTCAACCGCTGGATGGGTGAAGGCTCCGACCTCGGCGAAAAGATCAACCCTTACGAATTGCTCGCCCAGGCCCTGGATGCCGACGGCGCTTTCGTCGCTGAGTTCAGCCGAAGCCTGGCCGATGGCGATCTGACCCGGGACGAGGCCCAGCGGCTCTTGACGAAGGGCGGAGCCCGCCTGCAGCAGGCCCAACTGGTCATGGATGCCCTGCGGAAGTGGGCGGAAGGGAGGCGGTGATGCACGAACTCCGGACCTTCGTCTTTGATCCTCACCCCGAGGCGGCTGGCCAGGGCGCTCCGGTCTACAGCGTCCGGATGGCTCTGCTGGATGGAGAGCCCTGGTGGTATGCCGCGGATGTCTGCGCGGCGCTGGACCTCGGCAACCCCCGCCAGGCGGTAAGTCGTCTGGACGCTGACGAAAAGTGCACCGTCATTTCAAATGACGGTGGTCCCGCCCGGAATGTGGTGAACGAACCCGGGCTCTACGCCCTTGCGTTGGGCAGCCGGAAGCCCGAGGCCAAGACCTTCAAGCGCTGGATCACCCACGAGGTGCTGCCGGCCATTCGGAAGACCGGGGGCTACCAGGCCTTCGATGTTCCCAAGACCTTCCACGGCGCCCTGGCCCTGGCCGCCAAACTCGAGCAGGAGCGCGAGGCCCTGGCCTGCACTGTGGCCCGGCAGGCTGATGACCTGGCCGTGCTGGGCCCCAAGGCCGCCTTCGCCGACCGGGTGGCCAGCGCCAAGGGCGACCACACCATCGCCGCCGCCGCGAAGATCCTCTCGACCGACAAGATGCCCTTCGGCCAGAACCGCCTCTTCGTCTGGCTGCGGATCCACGGGTACCTCATCGCCGGCACGTGCACGCCCTACCAGCGCTGGGTGGATGCGGGGCTCTTCACGGTTCGGGAGCGGGTCTTCAAGGACGGCTTCGGCCGCGACCACATCAAGCCCAAGACCCACATTACTGGGAAGGGCATGCTCGCCATCCAGAAGGCCATGGAGGCCGAGCGGCAGGGTGTCCTGGCCCAGCCGCAGCTCGCCTGCGAGGCCCGTCCATGACCGCCGAGGTGGAAGACCTCAGGTCCAAGCGCAAGCCGCGCGAGAAGCGCCAGCCGCCCACGGTGGTGGTGGGCCTCCCTGCCCTGCACCTGCTGGCCGGCCGGGCCGACCAGCACGAGGCGCCCACCCAGGTGGTGGTGGTGGAACCCATCGCCGTGAGGGAGGACCTCTGCTCGGCCATGACGGGCTATCCGGTGGAGACCTTGCGCGGCTTCCGCAAGACCCGGACCGGCCTGCTGCCCCGTAAGCAGGGCGCCATCTGCCTCTATTACCTCGAGGACATTCACGAGCACTTCCGGAAGCTCCCTCGGCTCGCATCCGCCTAAAACAAGGGCCCGCTGTCACGGGCCCCATCTCGCAAGGAGATCAAATGCACTTCGGAGTATGCACTCCCTCGCCCCACCTCGCAACCCTGGCACCCTTCATGCCGGCGGTGGACCCGGCCGCCGAGGCCGGCTTGGCTCGATGCCGCTGCGGCGAGCCCCTGGACCGGGAGATGGAGCGGGACTGCGGCATCTGCGTGGACTGCCAGTGCGAGGCGGCCGGGCTCAGCCAGGGGGTGATGGCATGAGCGCCCTCAACCCCACCCTCGCCGGCGCTGTCGCCAAGGCGGAGCGCGGCATCGCCTTCCTGAAGCTGCCGGGCGCCACCTCGGATCATCTGCGCCAGGCCATGGACTGCCTCAAGAGCACCGGCAAGCTGGCGGCCTCGCACCACACCGTGCTGGTGGAGCTGGAGGACCAGGTGCCTGAGCCGGGCCCGGCCCTCTTCGACTCGACCGGCGCGCCGGTCCAGGGCGCCGAGCTGGCCGCGCCCATCACCTCGGATGAGGCCATCCTCCAGATGACGGGGGCTGACTACGAGGCGCTGCCCTACGGCGAGACGGAGCCGGCGGAGTCGGATCTGCTCTTCGCGGCACGGATGCACTTCCGGGCCCGTGGCTTCTCCCTGGAGCGGTGGCGCGCCTTCTCGGAGCAGATGACGATCCTCCAATTCAATGCCCACGCCTGGGATTGGGTGATCCAGCAGATCCGCGAGTCGGGCGACTTCGAATGGCCGCACCGGTGCCCGGGCGGCTGCGGGGAACTCGAACTCGTGGATGAGGACGGCAAGGTCGAGGAGTGCTGGTCCTGCAAGAACAACCGCCTGATCGCGGAACGCAAGGCCGCCAAGAAGGCCGAGAAGCCCAAGGCCCCGAAGAAGGCCAAGCCTGCGCCCCCGGCGCCGGATCCCGAGCTGCTCGAGGAAGGCGGTGACGCATGAGGGCCCTGCTCATCGCCGGCGACCGCCTCATCCAGCGCCTGCGCATCCTGCACACCCTCCAGGCCCAGGCCCGGGAGCGGGGCGAGGAGCGCGTGGAGCTCCACGTGGCTGAACTCATCGACCCCTCGGACCTGGAAGCCATCCAGGGCTGGGACGCCGCGAAGGCCGAGGCCCTGGGCCACCAGGCCCTGCCCATGGAGGTATCCCTCTGATGGCCTTCCTGCTGCCCGTCCTCCCCTTCTTCGCCTACCTGGGCCTGCTGGTCGCTGCGCTGGTGGTGCTCGCCGGGGCCTTCTGGCCGCGGGTGCTGCCGGCCCTGGCCGCCTTCTTCACCGGCCTGGACCGCAAGCGCGCCGAGCGGCTCCGCATGCGCAGCGCGCGCATGGCCAAGCGGGGGCCCCGATGATCACCGACTTCTTCGATCCCAGGGCCGCGGAGGTGGACTACCTCTTCGGCATCCTGCTCTTCAGCGTCGGCGCGGTGCTGCTGGCGCTCATGCTGCCCGTGCCCAAGGCCACGCGGAAGCCCGGCGCCCCCACCGAGGACACCACCAAGACCCGGAGGCTGCCGTGAGCTGGTTCCTCCATGCCCTCCGCGTCCTGGCCATGGTGCTGGGCTTCATCTTCATCCTCCCGGGGCTGATCGGTCTGCTGCTCCTGCTGGGCTCCAGCCAGATCGCCGCCCTGATCGTGACGCTCGACCAGCGGCGCCACGATGCCGCCCTCTACCCGGCCGACCTGGCCCCCGATTCGGAGCCCCGATGATGCCCCTCCGCCTGCCCGCCCGCGTGGCGGCCCTGGCCGGCAGCGTGCACTCGGCGGCTGCCGGGCGCCTCGAGGGCGCCATCTGGTTCCTCGTGGTGCTGGCCCTGTTCGAAATCTCAGCCCTGCGGGGCCTGTGGAGCCCTCGATGATCCAGAACCTCACCCCCTACGACATTCTGGCCACGGGCACCGTCGTGCGCTGGCACACCCTGCGCACGGCGCGGCAGCAGACTCTGGCCGACCACAAGGCCCGGGTGGCGCTCCTGGCCGTGTGGCTGGGTCACCGCCTGCCCGTGGGCCGCTTCGGCCACCACGATGAGCTGGCCGTGCTGCGCCTGGCCCTGCTGCACGATATGCCGGAAACCCAGTACGGCGACGTGCCGAATCCCAGCAAGCGAGCCCTGAACGAGCTGCAGGCGGGCCCCGATGCCACGGGTTCCCGGGACTACGACTCGGTGGTGGACGGGCTCTTCTGGGAGGCCCGGGGCGCCGAGAACCCCATGGTCGTGGCCAGCGACCTGGCCCTGCGCCTGCTGCGCGTGGCCGATGTGGTGGAGGCCGCCTGCTTCTACTGGCAGGAGGGCCTCACCAAGACCCGCCCGAGCTGCCCGAACCTGCACGCCACCATCCTGGCCGAGGCCCTGGGCACCGTGAGCCGCGAGCTGCCGGACCTGCTGCGCGCCACCGCCGAAGTGCTGGTGGGCGCCGAGGTGCCCGAGGACCTGGTGGACCGGATTGTCGAGGGGTTGGCGGCATGAGCACCCTTCAGGTTGTTCGCAACCCCAGGCACCCCCACGTCCTCATGCTGCAGGTGGATGGAGAGCCCCTCCACGGCGCCGGCGAGGTCACGCTGGTGAGCAAGGGAAAGTCCCTCCTCGAACTCCAGGTGAAGTTCTTCGAGTTCGAACTGCTTGGAGAAGACTTCCCCGGCAAGGGGTTCATCGACCCCATCAAGGACAAGGCCGCGGCCGACGCGGCGGAAAAGGCTGGCCTCGCCGCGCCGAAGGGGCGCCCATGACTCTCGAATCCCCCCGCATCCTCCAACTGCGCCAGGAGCTGGCCGACCTGGAGACGCCTGAATCGGGCCTGGCCGACATGGCCGCCGCCACCCGCGCCAGCATCATGGCCGAGCTGAGGGATCTGGGCGCCGAGGTGGAGCCGCACGATCCGCCGCGCCCGCCCGTCCATGCCCCCATCCGCCTGACCTCCCCCCGGCCGCGCCCGGTGCCCACCCCGGCCGTGCAGGCGCCGGCGCCGCCCGAGGCTGAGGTCACGCCGGCCGTCCTGATGGGATCTGCCGCGGCCCACCTCGACCCGCAGGCCCGCCTGCAGGAGCTGCTGGCCCTGCACGCCCAACACGCGGCCGCCGACAACGGCGGCGCGGCGGGCCTGACCCGGCTGCGCATCCGCAAGCACTGCGCGCGCTACGAGCTGCCCGTCCCCGAACTGGCCAAGAAGCGCCCGATGACGACGCCCTACGAGGCCCGGAGGAAGCCCGCGCCGAAGAACCTCCTGGAATGGCAGAGCGGCTTGATCGCGAAGATGCGACTTGGGGAACCGCCCAGTGCCGCCGCCCGACTGCGGGCCCTGCGCGGCCAGGCGCTGCAGCTTCTCCCCCTTTTGAAAGAACTGAATCCCTCCGAGGCTGAGGCCGCGCTGGCCGAGCAGGCCGCGCTGATCAAGGTGCTGGGCCGGGGGGTCCGACTGATCATCCGGAGGATCGCATGACACCCATCGACCGGCGGGACCATTCCCGCCTTCGCATTCTGTGGATCGACGTGGCCGACCTGTGGGGCCGCATCCTGAAGCCGCGCTTCTTCGGGTGGTGGTGATGAGCGTGATCTGCGCCCCCACCCTCGAGCGCCGCGACCCGGCCACGCGGCCCGCGGACCTGCCGGGCCTGCGGGCCGCGCTGGCCGACCACAAGGCGGCGAAGCCGGTCCAGCCGCACCCCTACGACCCGCACTCCCAGGAGGGCTGGGACTACTACCGGGCCCGATGCGCCTGGTCGGACAAGCTCCGGCGCCTGGAGCACGAGGTGTGGAAGCTGGAGCACCCGCCGCTGGTCTTCAGGCGGGTGGACCGGGTTCCCCAGGCCTACCGCCAGCCCTCTCCCCGGTTGCGCCGATGACCGGCCTGCCCCTGAACGCCCCCGCCCTGGCCCGCCAGCAGGCCGAGCTGTCGGCCCTGCGCTGGGTGGCCAGCCACCTGCTGGCCGAGCATGCCCGCATCGCCGCGCCGCACGAATGCCTCTGCGCCGTCTGCCGCGCCGCTGCCGAGTGGGTGGAGCCGCGCCAGGCCATCCCGCACCCCCACCCCATGCCGCGCTGCCCGCTGCTGAAGGGCTGCGAACCCTGGTCTTCTGTGGAGGACATCCTTGGCTGAGAATTCGAAGATCGAGTGGTGCGACCACACCATCAACTTCTGGCATGGGTGCTCGAAGGTGAGCCCGGCCTGTGCGCACTGCTACGCCGAGGCGATGGACGCCCGATTCCACCCGGCACTGCCCGGTGTGACGAACAACACCCAGCACCCCCTGGCCGCCCACTGGGGCCCCCATGCCCCCCGCCTCCTGCGGGTGGAGAAGGCCGCGGCGGAGGCCCTGCGCTTCGACCGTCAGGCTAAGGAGCAGGGGACCCGCTTCCGGGTGTTCTGCTCGTCCATGGCGGACCTCTTCGAGGACCGCCCCGACCTGGACGAGGCCCGCCTCGAGGCCCTGGACGTGATGATCCGGACCCCCCACCTGGACTGGCTCATCCTCACCAAGCGGCCAGAGAAGGTGCTCGAGCTCCTGGCCCGGGCACAGAAGATGGCCCAGCGCCCTGACCTCTTGGTGGACTGCAACGACCGCCTGGCCGAATGGCTGGGGTGGTGGCTCTCGGGTCGTGCCCCTAAGAACGTCTGGCTGGGGACCACAGTGGAGGACCAGGAGCGGGCGGACCAGCGGATCCCGGCCCTACTGCAGGTGCCCGCGGCCGTGCGGTTCCTGTCCTGTGAGCCCCTGCTGGGGCCCGTGGACATCAGGCACCGCATGGGCTCCCTGGTCTGGACAGAGCGTGACCGATATGAAACGACCCATGGCATCGACTGGGTGATCTGCGGCGGCGAGAGCGGCCCCCACGCCCGCCCCATGCACCCGGTCTGGGCCCGAAGCCTGCGCGACCAGTGCGCCGCGGCCGGGGTGCCCTTCCTGTTCAAGCAGTGGGGGGAGTGGGGCGCCAGCCACGAGCACATGGCCACGGGTGAGCCGAGGTTCTGTGTGCTCCAGGATTTCAACCACTGGGTGAACAAGGCCAGCACCTGGATGAGCAAGGGAGATCTCCTATTGGATGCCAACGGGGTGGTTCTCCACTGCGGCTATGACATCCGGCACGGCAAGGAGCCCTTCACGGCCCTACGGAAGGTGGGCAAAGCCCGGGCTGGCCGTCTCCTGGACGGCAACGAGCACAACGGATTCCCGCAGCTCACGGACATCGACGCCTAACAAACCCAGCTAACCGGCCCACGTCTACGCGGGCCCGAGTTGAGCGCCGAGTTGGGCGCGATCTTAAAGGAGAACCATGAGCAACACGGGAAACAAGCTGGTCCTCGCCTTCAACCACGCCATCAACGCCGAGGAGGTCACGCTCTACCGGAACAAGCGGCGTGAGGGAAACACCCTGAACCAGATCGGCCAAGTGATGGACGGCCTGATCCAGGAGGAGCGGAAACGCTGTGTGGAAAAGCTGCTGGAACTGGTGCCGATGTGCGACCCGGATTTGACACGGGAATATCTGCACCAAGAGCTGATGAAGTAGCGCCCAACGCCCCGAGCTAACCCGGCGCCGCAGGCGTCCGGCGAGTGAAACGAGCGCAGGTTGAGCGAGATGGTTGGGCGCGATGCCCGGAAAGGACACGATGAGTCACAGGTTTTCGGTCGAATACGAGTG